CAATACAGAAAATTACGTAGTTTATGTTTTTGCAGAAAAAAAAGGTTATTCAAAGTTTGGTTCTTATAAAGGTAATGGCAATGCAGATGGAACATTTGTTTACACAGGATTTAAACCTGCTTGGGTTATGGTAAAAAATACAGCCGCTACTTCTAATTGGGAAATACATGATGCTACAAGAGGAAGTATAAACACAATTGATAATCCATTGTTTGCAGACGCAAGTAATACTGAATTTTCTAGTAGAAATGTTGATTTTTTATCAAATGGTTTTAAACAAAGAAACAATAATACAAATACTAATGGTAGTGGACATACAATAATCTATCTAGCATTTGCAGAAAATCCATTTGTAAGTAGTAAAGGAGTGCCAACTACTGCAAGATGAGAAATGATTGGCATATTTACACTATTACAGCTTTACTTATTTCTTTCTTAATATTTATTCCTAAATCATATTCAGCAGATACAAATACAGTATCAAGTGGAACTGTAACTATTGACAAAACCCCACCTTCAGCAATATCACCGAGTGTTAATGCACAATCAGATTTATGTGTAGTACCTGTGAGTGGTGCAGTTCAATCTACTGTTATTGGTATTAGTGCAGGGAGTGTCTATGACTCAGAGTTCTGTCAGAATATTAGACTAAGTAAAGCATTGGCCGCTCTTGGCTTAAAGGTAGCTTCTGTTTCTATCTTGGCTCAAAATGATGCAAGAGTTTTTGATGCTCTTTGGTTAGCAGGTACTTACCCACCAATTAATTCTAAGATTGGTATTGAAGCAAAAGAAGAATGGCTCAAAGAAGAAAACCAACATCTAATACCACAGGACTCTAAAATATTTCCTAAAAATACAGTCAAGCAAGTAAATAAAACCAAAGAAGGAGAATGGGATGCCATTAAAGATTTTGGTCTTATTGCTCTTAGTATGCTTCTCATACTCTAAAGCAGAAGAAATAGATACAGGTAATATTCTAGATCCTGCTGATGAATGGACACTAGAGGATAAAGCATCAACCACACAATGTAGTTATTCTGGAACTTTAGAAGATGGTGAAGTTTGCACAGGTAGTTCTAGTATTAGTGGTAGTTATAATGAAAATGATGGTGGAAAGATTGTCAGCGATCAATACTCACTTATAAATCAAGGTTTAACCATAGATGAAATACAACAAGGATTTGACTATACATATGGCTCAACAATAGAAAGTCATGTATCTAATACTAATGTTTTATCTTGTGCAAATACCAATGGAGATTGCAAAGATTATTTTACGATTACTCTAAATTTATCAGATCAAAACGGAACTATATTTAAAACTCATGAACACACAGTAGAAATGGATTATCAAGGTCAACAAACTTATGAATATTTAGCAACACTAGATTCAAACTTTTATGAAGATGTTTCTTTTCAAATGGATATCTGGTCAGTAGATGCAGGATTTACAAATGGTTATTATGGTGGGATTATAAGTAATCCCTTTCTTTCCATTCAATATCAAACAGTAGAAATGATAACTGATATAATTACAGATATTGTAAATGACATTGTTTTTGAAGAAATAGATTTTGAAGAAGTATCTTTTGAAGTAGTTATTGAAGATTTTTTCCAAGATGATTTAACATTTGAATTTGATTTTGCACCTGTTGAACAAGCACCTATTGAGATAGAGATGGTGGAAGTAGAAGAAATACAATTGGAAATACAAGCAGAATTTGAAGAACAATTACTTGATGAAATGCCAGAGATAGAAGAACAAATAGAAGAAACTCCAGAAGAAATCACAGAAGAAGTGCAAGAAGAAATAGTAGAAGAAGCACCAGAGGAAGTAGAAGAAGAACAAGAAGAAATTGCACCTTCTGAAATAAAACAAAAGATCGCTAATAAATTAATGGCTAGTCAAAAAGATAAAATGAGTTCAGAAGCACAAACAACAACATTAGCTTTAATGGTAATATTAGCAGATATAAGTTTTGATAGTTATTTGGATAAACAAATTATTGATGGTGAATTTTACAAAGATGTTGGTCTGCAAGATCAAAATGTGATAATAGATTATCAAGCAGGTATATTAGGGTATATGGATTATGGTAAAATTAATAGAATGGTAGATAGTCAATGGAAGTAGAATATCAAGGAATGAAATTTAAAGGTGGTAAAGTATTTATCATTATATCATTAATTGGTGCAATTATTGGTGGTGGATGGACAGTTTATAAATTTTATGATGACTATTTAGACATGAAAGCTAAAATTTTAACCTATACTGCACCCGACCTTTCTAGTTATGACGAGAGATTAGCAATTTTAAAAACAGAAATAGACACAATACTTGATGAAGTGGGCCTAATTTCAGAAATAACCATTGATATAAAAAATGATTTAAAAACGCAAATTCGTCAAATGGAGCAAGATATTCGCCACATAACGCAAATAGTTAATGATGTTGAAGATCGTCAAAAAGAAGATGCAAGAGAGATATTTGATGAATTAAAAGTAATAGAGCAAGAATTAGAATTGAATATTAAAAAAGCATTGTCAAATCCTTTGGCAGGAGTACAGTAAAACATGGCTACTGAAAAGGAACTAAAAAAAGAATTAAATAATATCAAGAAAGAAGTAAGAGAATTGCGAATCCATAATAAATTTTTATTAGACAGATTAGATTTGGCACATGAAAAAAATGCAGAATTAAGAAAACAAATAATGACAATGAGTATTGACGATGTTTTAGCACATCAAAAAGAATTTATTGCATACCAAGAAAAATTTGCAAAAGATAGAGAATTAGTTGAAGCGTTTGACAAACAGTCACAAGTAAAGTTAAATGCGACGGGTATTAACAATGGCAACGCAATCTGAAAAAATAAACAAACTTGACAAAGAAGTTGCGATTATAAAAAAAGATATTGATATTATAAAATCAAACCATTTGGTGCATTTAGACCAAAAATTAAGATCAGTAGAAAAGGTATTATGGACTGTTGGTATTTTAGTATTTTCAAATCTTTTAATACTTCTTAGAGATATCTTGTTGTGAATTTACATACCATATTCCTTTTAGGGTATATGTGTATTGCAGGTGATTGTATCTCAATTAATGAAAAATATAAATCCCTTGAAGATTGCAAATCAAACGCAAACTATTTAAAGTTAATGTTAGATAAACAAAATATTCGCAAATATATACTTTTTTGTGTGGATGCTAATGAATATAAAAACACCTAAAAAAATTTTAGTTATTGGTGATACGCATTTTCCTTATTCGCACCCTGATTGCATATCATTCCTTTCTAAGCTAAATCAATATTATAAACCCGATACTGTCGTGCATATTGGCGATGAGGCTGACTATCACAGCCAAAACTTTCATGGTGTTGACCCCGACCTACCCAGTGCCTTTGATGAATTAGAAGTGACTAAATCTTGGATTAAAAGACTAGAAAAAATATTTCCTAAAATGACATTATTAGAAAGCAATCATGGCAGCTTAGTTTTGCGTCGAGCAATAGCGAGTAAGATGTCTAGAAATTTTATAAAACCCTATAATGATATTTTAGATGTTAATAAAAATTGGGTATGGAAAGATAAGCACATTATAAAAACAGATAAGAATAAAATTTGTTTCGCACATCAATTTTCTAAAGATATTGCAAAGGCCGTAAAAGAAACTTCAATGTGTTGTGTGCAGGGTCATTTTCATACGGTGAGTGAGGTAAAATTTGTTGCGAATGATTACTCTTTGAATTGGGGTATTTCTACAGGATGTTTAATTAATAAAGATAGTTTAAGCATGGCATATATGAAAGTGAATGTTTCAAAGCCAATATTAAGTAGTGCCGTCATAACAGACGGAATTCCATTTATAACACCTATGGTTTTAAAGAAAAATGGTAGTTGGGATAGAAATGTTTATTTATGAGTAAAAATGACAAAATAAATCCTAAATATTATAAAAGAAATATTGAAGTTGCTGACTTTATTGAAGAATATGAAATGAATTATTTTGAGGGAAATTGCATAAAATATATTTGTAGGTATAAAGAAAAGAATGGACTTGAAGATTTGTTAAAGGCAAAATGGTATCTTGAAAGGTTGATAAAAAAATATGGACATTAGTAGATTAAGAGAATCAGTGATTGCTCACGAAGGAATTAGATACAAAGCATACGAAGACCCAATTCTTGGTGCTTCTGCTATGACCACAGGTGTTGGTCATTTAATAAGATTACCCCAAGAAGAATATTTACTTGAAAAAGAACTTACCATGAACGAAGTAATGGAATTATTAAATGATGATATTGAAGTTGCTTTAAAAGACGCAAAAAAATTTATAGACGAAGATACTATCCCAGAAGAGGCATTTGAAATTGTTGTTGAGATGAGCTTTCAATTAGGGTATCCACGATTATCAGGTTTTAGAAAGTTCCAAGCTGCACTTAAAGATAATAATTTTACACAAGCAAAATCTGAAATGCTTGACAGTAAGTGGGCACGGCAAGTTCCTGCTAGAGCAAAAAATTTGGCTGATAAAATGGGTGAGATAAATGCTTAGTAAATTATTAAGTGGTGGATTAGTAGATAGTGTTGGAAAGATCGTAGATGAACTTCATACATCAGATGAAGAAAAAGCTGCAGCAAAAATAAAACTTAAAGAATTAGATAACGCATTAAATAAAGCACAAACAGATATAAACCTTGCAGACGCAAAATCTACTGCAACAGGTCTTGGTGGTTTACTGCAAAGAATTTGGCGACCTTTGATTGGTTTCAGTTGTGCCTTAGCAATTTTTTGGGAATTTGTATTAAAGCAATTTATAATGTTTTTTCTTGCTGTATTTGAAATAGAAACTATGCCCTTGCCAACTCTTGACTTGGGTGTTTTAATGCCGCTCGTCATGTCACTTTTAGGCATGGCCACGCTACGTACATACGAGAAGCAGAAGGGAATTAGCAAATGAAAATAATAGACACAGTAAAGGATTGGTTTGAGGGTTTTACAAAACTTAAATCATGGGTAAGAGTATTAATGGTTATGGCTCTTGTGGTTGTATTACATCATTGGGTATTACATTAAGTGATAACAACTACCTCTTCACTTTCGGTTTTAATAAAACCTAGAATAATTGGAAGCAAAGGTAGGACATTTAAAAAATTAACTTTTGGTAAATATAAAAGAAAAATGCCAAAGTTAAAAATTAGAGCCAAGAGGATATTTTAATACCCTCTTGGTTTTTTGCGGATATACAACGTTAATACATGATTGAATATAATGAAAAAAAACAAATTCACAATCATTTATGCAGAATTTTTAGACCATTCATCATTATCTAATTTATGGCAATCTTACGAGGAATTTGAAAAAGATTGTAAAATTGAACCATGTTGGGCCGTTGGGTTTTTAGAAAAAGAAGATCAAGTTGCATATTATTTATCTACAATGAAATCTAACACTGAATTAGGTAGTGGCCACATCATCTTAAAATCTGCGTGTACCTATGTGAAAAAAATAGGCCAAAAATCCATTTTCAGAGGCATAGAGCATATAAAAGACAATTTATTAGTAGAAGACCCATTAAATTTTTAAATACCCCATATTTGTCGCCTAGCAGGGATATTTTGTGCATTCCATTCCCAACTATCAAGATTGGGCTGATACAATAAAGCAACATCTTCTGGGGTGTTGCATTTTTGCAACATTGAGGCCATTCCTTTTAATTTGTTATGAAATTCAATTTCAATATCATTATTGAATTCTAATTCCTCAAAGTGATGTTTGGTTGGGGTCACGACAAATAAATTACAATGAACTGGTTTTTTATACTTTTTTTCTAATGCTTTTTTATAAACCCATTGTTGCAATTTATCGGAATGATTTATTACCATTCTACCTTTAGTTTTTAGATCAAAAATAAACATTCCTTCTTCACCTAAATCCCACACAAAATCAGAATATCCTATAAAATTAATTCCATTTATTTCTACAGACAGTTCCTCTTGGTAAGAATGCAACGGTTGATTTGCAAATCTTTTAAATAAGGCCCTACAGTTTTCATAATACTTTGGAATAAGTTTTAAATATTTTTCAACTTGATCTTGATCGTGATAATTTGCAAGTTCCCTTTGAAAGTCTTTAAGTGCGTATTTTGTGTTTTGTTCACTATCATTTCCTTCTAATAAATCATATAATAACTCCTCAACAATAATACCGGTAAACATAGCAGGATTTGTTCCTATATGTATTTTAAAGATTTTATTAATAATAAATTGACAAGGAAAATTATGAAAAGAATTTAACTTACTGTATGACATTGGCATCAAGTCAAATTTCTCAAATACAGATTTATCTAACATTATGATTTACCAAGTGTATATTCAGCAAATGTTTTACCATTTCTACTTACATGGTCAGTTTCAATTTTATAACCTTTCTCTCTAAGTTCTAAAATTCTTGCTGATAATCTAAAACAACCATAAAGACTAAGTGCATCTAAAGGTGTTATTTTTTTATGTTTTTTAAGATGTTGAAGTATTAGTTTTCTTTGTGTCATGTATGTGCTCCTGTTGATATTCATTATAAAGTTCTTGTGCGTAATGCAAAGGGTCAATACCAATTCTTTCCCAAAATTTTCTTTCACCAAATTTAAATGTTAATTCTTGATGATGAGCATAACAAATAGGAATACCTGTGCTATCATCACGAATCATTGCACCAATTCTATGAATACCTTGCAAGTGGTGAAATTGGATTTGATGAAAATTTAATTGGCCCTCTAAATTACAAACATAGCAAGGGCAGCTATTCACCACCCATTGCATAAATTTTTTATCTTTAATGATCTTTCTTTTCTTAGAAGATGTCGTCATTTGGTAGTTCTTTTTTTTCCTCTGTAATATTAGAAACATCAAAATTATTTTCTTCTATCTTTAAAGAAACCATATTTACGGGTACTCCGTCATTTGTTTCTGTTTTTTTCCATAAAGCACCACTATATACTTGTCCTGCTTTTAAAGTTATATCTTCGTTAACAGTTATTTTATTATTTTTATATAATGGTTGATTGCCTGTGGCTTCTTCTTGTTTAAATAGATTAAAATAAAACATTAAATATCGTCCTCTGTCTTTCCTAGTTGTTTATTATTTATAACAGGAGGATTTGAAAATTCACTATCTTCATCTTCTCCTACCTCCATCATAAATAATTTCATTAATAAATATTTGTAGGCGTATGTTGTTGCTTTACCGCAACCTTTGTCAGATTGGTCAACCCCGTACCCCACATAATCTCCAACAGTTATTGAATCGTTAGTGTCGCAATCTATAATTTTTGCATTAACTTTAATAACTGTTAGATTTCCTTCTTTTGTATGTTCACTAACATTAGGTATTATCAATATATTTTCTTTTAATAATTGATCTTTGATGACATCGTGAACTGCATTCCATGATGTTATTTTATATGGAACACCTTTTGCCTTTTCTTGCTTAATTGATTGAACATTATGCGTTATGTTCATTAGTTTCTTGTAAAGTGAAATAGACATTTTTACCTCCTGTTTATTTCAATATTGAATGTCCTCTTTGATGCAAACATTCTTTTAATAATGGTTTGTAATTATACTCAGCTTTATCGGGAAGCCAAAGCAATTGCGGTCTAATATACCAATTATATGTTCCTTTTGCGAACTCAATAACTGTATTAGTGTTTTCTTTAGCAATTGCCTTACAAGTATAAAGATCGTCATTATATCGGTAAGCCACTTCTTGGCCATTATTTCCCCTATGATCTACCACGGGATTGTAAACGCATGACGTAGTCAGTAAGATAATTAAGAATAATTTTTTCATCTATTTTGACCCTTTCCTGTTTGCATAATGGATATTCTTGTTCGCCAAAATTTACATATAATCTGTAAATTAATGGTAAGAATGGTTTTAAATTATCTGGCATAAATGAACTCCCTAAATTTATCTGCATCAAAGTTTGCGTTAGTTTCTTTAAGATATTCAATAAATGTTGTAATGACTTGTGCCTTTGGATTTGGCATTTCATCAAAATTCATTGAATCAATCTCAATTAATATTCGAGCAAGATACTCAAAATGTCTTTTTTCAAATTTTGGCGTTTTCATTATTCCTCCGACTTATCTATGGAAACCATAACTTTTATATTTCCTCTAAATTGATAGTGGTCGTTTAAATCATCTAATAATCTACACAATGATTTAGAATTCATACCGTCTACCATTTTTAAAGCTGAAACAATTTTTGTGTCATCTGATTGTTTCTTTTTTTTGTCGTCCCAATAAGTGTCGATAACTTCTATTTTTAATTCATCAATGTACATTTTTAACTCCTGTCTTTTTAACTATTGCATTAAATATTTTTTTCTTAAGTTCTTCCTGCTTCTTTTTAGGAAATCCATAAAAAACAACTTGTATTTTTTCCTTTTTGGGTTGTGTCATTATTTTTTCCCTTTCTTATTTTTTCTTTTCTTTGCTAATCTTTTAGTTTTAGCTACGTTATTATCTTTTTGGTTTTTTGAACCTTTAAGAACTGCACTCATTATAATACCTCCTGTATTAATTGACTGTATTGATCGTCTGTTATTATTTTAGTTAATCTACCATGTAAGTAATATGCGTGATAAATTACTTCTTTGTTATTCTCAATCTTAGTGAAATGTTTAACTGTATCAAACAAAGGCAAGACTGAAAATTTTGTTCCGTCATTTGCAAAGGCACCATGACCTTCGCAATCTTGACATTCTTCAAAGGGTTTTTCCCATTTATCTTCCATGGGAACAATTCCTGTTCCCTCACAAGATTTGCAATTTATAAATTCTTTCATTTTTTAAATACCTCCTTAATGAAATAAAGTGAAAAGCCGATCATAGCGATATGAACGGCCGTAGTTAAAATTAAATTAAACATGCTATCTTTGACTGGCGTTCTCAAAGATTTCAACTTGATCTTCTGAAAGATCAACTCCCCACTTATCTTTAAATTCATCAATCACAAATTGTTTGGCTTCGTTTTCATCTTCGAAGTCAATACCGTCAATTTTAGGATCACATTTTCTGTCTTCGACCCGATTAATATATGCACTATATTTCATTATAATTACCTCCGAAGAAGTCCGCTTATGCGGACTCCTTTTCAAATTCAATTTGTGATACATGAAAGACCGCAACCTTTCGAGCCGAATTAAATTGATTGATAGTTTCCCCGTTAACCACATAGTTATCAAATATTGGGGTATTGATTTTAGCAACCGCCTTAGAGCCTTTCTTAATAAAGCCACCAAGTTTCTTGGCTTGATTGAAAGTCATAAAACCGCCCTTCAATCCAGTCTTTGCAAGAATTTGTATGTTCATTCCTGCATACTCTTTTTTTGTATATTCATTGTAAAACATTGTATTTCCTTTCGTTGTTTCCATGATGTAAATGTACCCTTTTACACCAAAATGACAAACTTTTCTTAACAATTTCTTAATCTTTTTTAATATTGTTTTTTCTTTATTTTCAATGCTTTTTGGTGTATTTATCAAAATATATAGACACTAAGGTGCATATATCCTCCTGTGTGGCCTAGATTTGATCGATTTAGGCCACTTTTTTTTATTTATTTTTTTTAATATTAATTTAGTTATCAACTAACAGGAGAACGAATATGTCAAGAATGCCAAAAATGAACTTATGGATTGACGCCTTCAATTCAGATACAAGTTTTCTAACTAATGAAGAATTAGGAATTTATTTCAGATTAATTTTTTTTGCATGGTCAAGAGGTGGTTGGCTTTGTGATGATTTAGATTTTATTTACACATTAACATCAAATGCTGATGAAAAAAAAGTAGATAAGATATTAAAATTATATTGGACGAGAGACGGTAGCTGCTATGAGAAAGGGTGGTATCAAAAAAGGTTGAAAGAAGAATACGAAAGAGCAGTTGCTATAACTGAAAAAAATAGAGAGAATGCAAACAGTCGCTATGCGAACGCATTGCCACCGCATAACGAACGCATTGCCTCTATATCTAAATCTACATCTACATCTATATCTAAAAAGAATATAAATACATATTTTCAAATATTTTGGGATATGATTTGTTATAAGATTAGCAAAGGACAAGCGAGAAGAAATTTTGAAAAACTTAGTAAAGAATGGCAAGAAAAAGCAGATGAACTAGCAAGAATGTATAATAAATATTATTTTAATCTTGGTGATAAAAAATTTGCAAAACACCCAAGCACATGGTTATCATCAGAGGGTTGGGAAGATGAAACACCCACAGAAAGTGGATTTGATAAGGAAGAACATGAAAAGTATAGATTTAAACAAAATTGTGAAATGTATAAAAAGGGTATTAGACTTCAAACATGGAGCAGACAAGACATGGAAAAATTTGAGCAGGAACTTGCAAATGAATCTAATTAAACTATGTTTTATTAATGGAAGAAGAACTAAGGCAGCACTTTTTTGTTTTACAAGAAAAGGACGGTAGCCACTCTGCCTATATAAGATTTGCGGGATTTGAAAACAAAGAACAGGCCCAATATTTAATTGATACTATTATTGCAGAATTAGGAATGATAAAAACAGAAACGCAAAAAATAACTTATCATTAATGCAAATATATCAAAAAAAATTATCGGACATCACTCCATATAATAGAAACCCAAGAAAAAAATATGACATTCTTAAAGTTGCTAAATCAATTGAGCAATTTGGTTTTCAACAACCAATAGTAGTAGATAGATCTGGAACAATAATTGTTGGTCATGGAAGATTTGAAGCATCAAAACATTTAAAGTTAGAAACTGTTCCTGTTTTAATTGCGGACTTACCACCCGAAAAAGCGAAGGCATACAGAATAGCGGACAATAAAACAAATGAGTATTCCGATTGGGATTTCCCCCTTTTAAATAAAGAATTTGGTGACTTATTAGATATAAATTTTGATTTAGAATTAACTGGCTTCGATAATGAAGAATTAGAAAAAATTATAACCACTCATAAAAACAATGAAGATGTTGAATTTCCAAATATTGAAAATATAGAAAATAGAGAATGGACTGACATGACATTTACATTGCATAATGACCAAGCTGATTTTATCAAAGATGTGATTAAAAATTATAAATCATCAAATAATATTGATCACGAACAGAACACAAACTCTAATGGAAATGCAATATATTATATTTGTCTAGAAATAGACAAAGTTTTAAAACTTAATGAAAAATTAAATGAGCAAACTAGACAAGAATAAACTTGTTGTAAAACTTATAGCGAAACCCCTCGCAGATTCTATTGTTAAAAAATTTCACTATTCTGGTAGGGTAGTTCAAAATTCAAAATTGAACTTTGGTGTTTATTATGACGGGGAATTAGAGGGTGCGATTCAATTCGGTTCACCATTAGATAAGAAAAAAGTTATTGGTTATGTAAAGAATAGTGGGTGGAACTCATTCTTTGAAATAAATAGAATGGCCTTCTCGGATAAACTGCCAAAAAATAGTGAAAGTAGATCATTGTCTATTTGTTTTAAATTAATAAAAAAACATTATCCGTTTGTAAATTGGATATTGACGTTTGCTGATGCCACATCATGCGGTGACGGCACAATCTATCGTGCCTGCGGTTTTCATTTAGTTGGGGTTAATCCAAATAAAACAATTTATGAAATGCCAAACGGGGAGCTTATAAGTAATATATCGTTAAGAATGAATGTTGAATTCCAAAAAAAATGGTTTGGAAGAACATATATTGGTGAAGAGGCCTCAAGAAAAGCAAAAGAGATTGGTGCAAAATTAAAGCATGGTTATCAAATTAGGTATATTAAGTTTTTAGATAATGCAGCAAGAATGAACTTGACATTGCCAATATTAGATTATGATGAGATTACCAAACAAAATGCAGGAATGTATAAAGGAAATGCGGTTGCTAGAGCATAGTCGAATACTTCGTATTTGAAAGGCGGTGCAACTCCGACCCAACCGCTCCAATTTCTTAGTTGATTTTTACTAAAAAAAAATAATATAAATAATAAACCCACACTCTGGGTATAAGAGGTGATATTATGAATAAAAAAAATGTTGGAAGACCACGTAAAGAAGTTAATCAAGATCAATTGTCAAAACTAGCATCAATGTTATGTACTATGGAAGAAATGGCGTCATTTTTTGACTGCTCTGTAGATACATTAGAGCGTAATTTTGCGGATACTATAAAAAAGGGAAAAGATAAGGGCAAAATGTCATTAAGAAGACTACAGTGGGATAAAGCACAAACAGGAAATACCACAATGTTGATTTGGCTTGGTAAACAAATTTTAGGCCAAAGAGATAAAATTGAAACGTCAGAAAATAACGAACCGTTGCCTTGGGCTTATGATTAATGGGTTTAACCAAACCCCAACAAACAGTTATAGATAGCAAATCGAGATTTCGTGTATTAATTAGTGGACGTAGATTTGGTAAAACATTTTTAGCAATTAATGAACTTGCTCGATTTGCTCGCTATCCAAAGAAAAAGGTTTGGTATGTTGCTCCGTCTTATCGTATGGCCAAAAATATTGTTTGGAATGATTTAATAGATCGGTTGTATAAACATAAATGGGTATCAAAAGTGAATCATGCTGACTTAACAGTGTATTTAAAAAATAATTCCACTATAAGTTTGCGAGGTGCAGACAATGAACAATCACTTAGAGGTGTAGGATTAGATTTTTTAGTATTAGATGAATTTGCAGACATTAAAGATTCCGCTTGGACAGAAGTTCTTAGGCCCACACTGTCAGATAGAAATGGTCATTGTTTATTTACAGGAACTCCAAGAGGTTATGGCAATTGGTCTTATGGTTTATTTTTAAAAGCAGAAACAGATGACGAGTGGGATAGCTTCCAATATACAACACTAGAGGGTGGTCAAGTATCTGCACAAGAAATAGAACAAGCAAAACAAGATTTAGATGAAAGAACTTTTAAACAAGAATATCAAGCAAGTTTTGTAAATTATGCGGGAATTATTTATTACAATTTTGATCGTAATAAAAATATTATTAATCATAAACCCGCCCTTAAACAAATTCATATCGGCATGGACTTTAATATTGACCCTATGTGTTGTGTCGTTTCTGAAATTCAAAATGATGTTGTTTATATATTTGATGAAATTCAAATATTTTCTAGTAATACACAAGAACTTGTTGAGGAAATTAAATCAAGATATTTAGGGTATAATGTATATATTTACCCAGACCCCGCATCAAAACAAAGAAAAACGTCTGCGGGTGGAATGACTGATTTATCAATACTAAAAAATGCAGGATTTAATATTAGAGTTAGAAATAACCACCCATTAATTAGAGACAGGATTAATTCAGTGAATGCTAAATTAAAAAATGCAAAAGATGTCAATACCCTTTTTATAGACATCAGTTGTAAAAATGTTATAAAAAGTTTAGAAAGGCAAATTTACAAAGAGGGTACAGTGATTCCCGACAAAGAAAGTGGTTATGACCACATGAATGACGCAATAGGCTACATGATAGAATATTTATACCCATTACGTAGAAACTTTAAACCTAACAAACCCATGAGGTGGTCTTAATGGCATTATACACTAGAGAATTTTTAACTGACAGACATAAACATTATGAGGAAAAATTCAAAGATTGGCATTTTCATTTGATGTCTTATTTGGGTGGCCAAGATTATCAAAACGGTTTTCAATTAAATAGATATATTTTAGAATCAGACGAGGAATATATAAAAAGGGCAGAAAACACCCCAATAGACAATCACTGCAAAAATGTTGTTCAAATTTATTCTTCATTTTTATTCAGAGTGCCACCGACAAGAAATTACGGTTCATTAACAGGCGACCCTCAATTAGAATCATTTTTAAATGACGCTGATTTAGACGGAAGGTCATTTGATAATGTTATTCGTGAGATGCAAATGAACGCAGCAATCTATGGCACATGTTGGGCCATATTAGATAAACCTGCCGTTGCTTCTGAATCTAGAGCTGCTGAAATTCAATTAGATATTAGACCATACATATCTCTATATACTCCAGAAAATGTTTTAAATTGGAATTTTGAAAGAGCCATGAATGGTAAATATACTTTAACCTCTTTAACACTATTAGAAGATTTATACGAAGATGTGGCAACAATTAGAGTTTGGACAATGGAAGATATAACAACATATATAATCAAAGATTTTAATAATGGTTATTCAACATCAAAGCCAATTTTAAAAGATGAAATGGTAAATGAACTTGGAAAAATTCCTGCAGTGATATTATATAATCAAAAATCCCAAAGACGAGGAATTGGAATATCTGATCTTAATGATGTCGCTGAATTACAAAAAGCAATTTATAATGATTATTCAGAAATTGAACAATTAATTAGATTATCTAATCATCCAAGTTTAGTTAAAACACCAAATGTTGAAGCAAGTGCAGGTGCGGGCTCTGTAATAGAAATGCCTGAAGATTTAGACTCAAATTTAAAACCCTATCTTATTCAACCAAGTTCTCAATCGCTTGACGCAATAATGAACAATATAAACATGAAAGTAGAATCTATAAATAGATTAACCCACATGGGAGCAGTTCGAGCAACTGAAAGTAGGATACAATCGGGTATTGCTTTGCAAACTGAATTTCAACTTCTTAATGCAAGGCTTTCAGAAAAAGCAGATTATTTAGAAAATGCAGAAGAACAAATATGGAACTTATTCGCTGAATGGCAATCAAAAGAATTTGACGGTGAAATAATTTACCCAGATAGTTTTAATCTTAGAGATTATGCTACTGATTTACAGTTTTTACAAATGGCAAAAGCAAGTGGTGTTAATTCAGAAACATTTATAAAAGAAATTGATAAACAAATAGCAAGAGCAGTCGTTGATGATGATGAAAAAATTTTTGAAATAGATAATGAAATTAATTTAAAAAGCGAAAGAATTGGTGCTTTTCCACAACAAGAAATAGAGGGTGAAGAAGTTGAAGAAACGCAAAGTTCCTAAAGACAAAAAATCTGGAGTTCCTAAAAAATATTTGACTGGATTAAAAGGGTCAAAAAGAAGCCGTCGTGCATCATTGATTAAGAGAGTTGCTGCTTTATATAAAGCAGGTAAAAGAATTCCTAAATCATTACTTAGAGCAAGGACTAAAGCATAATGGTAGCAAGAAAACCGCTTTCTGCTTCGGTTGTGGCAACATTAAAAAGAAAAGCTAAAGCATCAAAAAGATATACATACGGAACTTTGGCCAAAGTTTACAGAAGAGGCCAAGGTGCATTTCTAGGTGCGGGAAGTAGGCGTGTTCCAATGGCTGCGTGGTCAATGGGTAGAGTTAATTCTTTCTTACGAGGTAGTCGTAAACACGACTTAGATTTACGAAAAAAGAAAAAGAAATAAAAGGACGAACAGTTTCTTCAAGTGTCTTTTGTAATTGGACGCATGAACAACACAATAAATATTCAATTTGTTTTTGTGGCAAATTTGCAACATTCGGTTTTAATTATAGATTTGGTATGTTAGAACTATTATGTTCAGATCATTATTACGAAAGGATAGGTAATGGCACTAACAAAGAAACAAAAAAAACTACCAATGGCCCTACAAAAAGCCATTCTTAAAAAACAAAAGAAAAAGAAGGGAAAGTAATATGCCTTATGGAAAAGGGTCTTATGGCTCAAAAACAGGACGACCACCAAAAAAAATGAAAAAGAAAAAGAAGAAAAAAAAATAATGGTTAAAGTAGCATCAATTAAAAACATCATAAAAGATTTGTCGCCAAGACAACAAAAGACTATGAAATCTCATGCTAGACATCATACATTGAAACACATGAGGTCAATGGCTAGTGCAATGAAAAAAGGTGCTACTTTTAATTCTGCACATAATAAAGCAATGAGATCAGTAGGTAAATAATGGCCAAATATAAAGGTCGTTCAGTCAATTTAAACAAACCTTTTAGAACACCAAATCAAAGAAAAAAGTTTGGTGTCTATGTAAAAAGCAAATCAACTGGAAATGTCAAATTAGTTAGATTTGGCGACCCTAATATGAAAATTAAAAAGAATATACCCGCAAGACAAAGATCATTTTTGGCAAGAATGGGAGGGGTTCTAAAACAAGTCAAAGGACAAAAAACATTATCACCCGCTTATTGGTCAATTAGAGCTTGGAAAAAAAATTTCCCTTTATAATGAATGTCGAAACAGGCCACAATAAATAGATTAATTGACACCCATGAAGAAAGAATAATTGGTGTATTAAAGACACTTGAAGATAGAATTAGATCGGAATTAACTTCATTGACAGAGGGTGGAGCAAGTTTCAACACTAAATTTGCAATTGAATACAGACCTAAAATAAAAGCATTGATTGAAAGTACTTTTTTAAAAGAGGCTGATTCTATTATTCGAGAATATGACGAAATTGTAAAAGAATATCAAAAAGTAGTAAAAAAATTACCAATAGACCCTAAATTCAAATCATTACAAAAAGCTGATTTAGAAGTTGTTTCTCAATTAAAATTTTTATCATTTACAGGATTTAATGATATTGCCAACAGATTTTTAGACACCATTGCAAACGAAGTATATCAATCCGCATTAATTGGTCGTGCATTTAATGATATGGTCAAAAATATAGCAGGCCAAATAAATGGTGTTTATCAACGAAGTAATGAAAATGCTATAAATAGACTAGTTGCATTTATTGAAAAAAATAGATATTCCGATAATAAATCAACGCTTCAAAGGGTAGCCTTAGCGAAAAGCACACTTGCTAGTAAATATGGAAGCGACATTCTTGGTGAAAATATGCGTAAATATGCAAGTTTATATGCTCACGACAGTTTAATGAAATTTGACGGCCAATTTGTAAAATACAAAGCAGACCAAGCGGGCATTAAACAATTTAAATATGCAGGAACACGAATAGACACAACAAGAAATTTTTGTGCAAGAACTATGGGTAGAATTTTTACAGAGCAACAAGCAAAAAATTTATGGCAAAATCAGAGGTGGAAGGGAAAGTCTGGTAATGACCCTTTTGTCGATAGAGGTGGTTATAGATGTAGGCATAGTTTCACTATCTATAATCCTGAATGGGAAAACATACTTGAAGAATAGGTTTTTTTTATATATTCCTTAATAAATAACAATTAAGGAGTTATCAAATATGTCTGACGAGAATAAAACGGAACAAGTTGAAGAAATCAAAACAGAAACAGTAGAACAACCTATTGAACAATCAACAGAACAATCACAACCAAAGCAGGTTGATATAGATAAGGTTGTAAAAGATAGATTGTATAGACAAGAACAAAAAATTTTAAATGAATTAGGTGTTGGGTCATTAGATGATGTTAAGCAAGCCATAGAGGAAAGAAGAAAAGCCGACGAAGAAAAACAAATTGAACGTGGTAAGTTTGATGATGTTATGAAAAAAAAGACGCAAGAATATAACGACAAACTTGCAAAATTAGAATCTGAATTAAAGAATGAAAGAGTTGATAAACAATTAATCAATTCTGCTTCTATGCACAAAGCAATAAATCCAGAGCAAATAAAAGATTTATTAAAATCTAATATAAGTCTAAATAAAGATGGTAAAGTAGAAGTACTTGATAATTCTGGAACACCTCGATATAACAAAGATGGAGATTTATTGACTGTTGATGAAGCAGTTCAAGAGTTTTTAACACAGAACGCACATTTCCAAGCAGCAACTCCTTCTGGGAGCGGAAGTGTGTCTAATGTGGGTAAGTCAGACACGAATAAGACTTTAAATATTTCGGAACTAGACATGAACAATCCTGCCGACAGAAAACTCTATGCTGAACATAGAAAGCAAAGAGATAGCGTCAGTACGATTGTTAATTTAAATAAATAATATCTATGAAAGGATATAACTAATGGCAGATGAAACAACCTCCAGTACGGTTTCCGAACTGTACACAGAGATCGTAGCAGAAGCACAATTTGTTATTCAAGAGAAATCTATAATGAAAAACCTTGTGAAGAACTACGCAATCGCAGGTGGTGGTAAGTCAGTTGAAGTTCCTATTTATGCAGCAGTCGCAGCCGCAGCAGTAAATGAAGCAACAGATTTATCTAACACCGCAATCAACCCAAGTTCTGTGACTATAACAGCTTCAGAAGTTGGTGTAATGACAACATTAACCGATCTAGCAAGAAACTCTGCACCAAGAAATGTTGCAGCAGACATTGGTAGATTATTTGGTGAAGCAATAGCAAAAAAAATGGATCAAGATTTAATTGCTCTATTTGACGGCTTTAGCACTGCAGCAGGTACAGATAGTGCAGCACTTTCCCCTGCAACTGTATTCAATGCAGCTTCAACTTTAAGAGCAGCAGGTTTACCTGTAAATGAAACATATCTTGTTTTACACCCTAAGGTAGCATTTGACCTTAAATCTGGTCTTACAAATACCTTCGCAGGTTTAGATACAGAACTATCAAATGAAGCATTAAGAAATGGCTTTATTGGTCAGATTGCAGGTATCAAAATCTTTGAAACAGGCAATATGTCAAACACAGGCACTGCAGGTGACTATAAAGGTGGAATGTTCCACAAAGATGCACTTGCTCTTGCTATGATGCAAGACATTAAAATTGAAACTCAAAGAGACGCTTCTTTACGTGCTGACGAAATTGTGGCCACCGCAGTATACGGTGTTGGTGAGCTACATGATTCATACGGTATTGAAGTTATCGCTGACTCATCAATCCAATAATATAACTTTATGGGTGGGGATTATTCCCCACCTAATTGGAAAGGATAAAAATGAAACTTACAAACGGAAAAAAAATTATTGAAAGACCATTAACAGATTATGAAAAAAATAAAAACATCTGGGAGTTAAGGGGTTGGAAACCAGTTGAAGATAAACCTAAACTTGATAAAGTAGATAAACCAAAGAAAAAGAAAGATAAATAATGGCAACATCAGAATTTTCAGTAGCATTATCAGAAGTTCAAAAATATCAACCAGACATAGCAGAATTTGGTATTACAAATTTTGATACACAACTTCAATTTGGTGAAGATGATGTTATTAGACAAATTCGTGAGGAATGGTGGGAGAGATATAGGCACACAGTTCGATATAAAGATATCACAAAAGTCACAACTTTAGAATTAGACTCCTCAAAATTAACTAATGCACAATGGCTTAGATGCGTTGTTTATAAATCATTATCAGAATATATATACCCAATGTTAACCAAATGGAAAGACCCACAAGGTGGGGACGGACAAGACGCATTTCAAATACAAATTGATTTTTATAGAAAGAAATATGCAGAGGAATTTCAGGCAGTCCTTCGTGACGGTGTTGAATACGACGAAGATAGTAGCGGAACAATTCAAGCAAGTGAAAAAGAGCCAATTCATAATTTAAGGTTAGTTCGATAATGTGTGAATGTTGCGAAGATTATAATTGTATATGTAAAGGAAAAAAGAATGTGTGATTTTTGTAGTGGCGAATGTATTTGTAGGTAATGTTATCAGTTAAAGATAATAGTCGTTCTTTTAAACAAGCCTTAAAAAACAAATCTAGTAGAGTTCAATCAGCAATTCAAAAAGCGTTAGCAGACGCTTCAGCATTTCAAGTTGATGCAATTAGAGAAAGAACTGAACAAAAAGGGAAAGATGTTCAAGGTAGATCATTTAAGCCATATTCAAAAAGTTATATTCAAGCTAGAAGAAAAAGATCAAATGACAGGTCTAATAGAGATCAAACACCAAAAAGTTTTGTAGATTTAAATTTTACAGGAAAAATGTTTAGTTCATTGACATTTACCACAAGACCAAGCAGAGGTATATTATTTTTTAGAACTGCACAACAATCTAAAAAAGCATTCATTCATAATACAGGAGTAGGTCGAATGCCAAAAAGAGAGTTTTTTGGTGTATCATTGTTGGAGCAAAAAAAAATTAATGCAATTATTGGTAAAAGTATTAAAAAGGCTTTAGCATGAGTTTTAGAGAGAATATTGCCAATAATATTATAACTGTTCTTGACGCAGTCACATCACCTATTGAGTTCAAAAAAATTACTAGAGAGCCATTCAAAGTTGAAGAATTATCAGACAAACAATTTCCCGCATTATATATTACTACATCTGATGAAAGCAGAGAAGATTTTGCACTTGGTGATTTTTCAGCAGGAAAAAGATCAGGTACTTTAGATTTTGTAATTATTGGATATGTAAAAGGAGCAGAAACTAACCTAGATACAAAAAGAAACCAATTAATTGAAGTTGTAGAGGAAACCCTTGATACTGATAGAACAAGAGGTGGCAATGCTAAAGAAACAAAATTGATTGAGGCCAATTCAGATGAAGGTACTCTTTTTCCTTTAGGTGCGGTGCGAATTGTGGTAAGGGTATTTTATGAATTTACAAGGGGTACTTCATAATGGCTAAACGAATAAAAGTATTTATGCCAAATGGAAACGAAAGTATAGAAATTTGGGATAATCAACTTGATAATTTTCTTGCTAAAGGTTATAAATCTGAAGTAGAAAAGAAACCAACAACAATCAAACCGAAAGTTGTTGAAATTAAAAAAGAAGAAAAAAAGGAGCAATAAAATATGGCAACACATGTAGGAACAGCAGGTGTAGTTAAGGTTGGAGCAAATGCAGTTGCAGAAGTGACCGCATTCAACATAGACCAAACAACTGACACTGTAGAAGATACAAGCCTTACAGATACATCTAAATCGTATAAAGTTCTTAGAAATGACGCAACAGCAACTATTGAATGTCATTTTGACGAAACTGACACCACTGGACAGGGTGCATTAACACAAGGTGCTAGTGTGACTCTTAATCTATTCCCAGAAGGAGCGGATTCAGGTGATACTTTTTTTACAGGCACAGCAATCGTAACAAGTATTGGACAAGCAGTTTCACTAGACGGAGTTATTTCAAGAACAATTAATGTTCAATTCTCTGGTGGCGTAAGTATAACAACAGTCTAATAAATGCCAAAAAAAGATTATCTGCAAGGTGCAGTCAATCACTTCAAACATCAAGAAATTAAAGTTATTGAAGTTGAAGAATGGGGTTTAGTAGGCGAAGACGCTATATATGTTAAACCTTTTACTCTGTTAGAAAAATCAGAATTATTTAAAGATAATAACGATCTAATGGTTTTGATCGATATTATAGTAAAAAAAGCTGAAACTAAAGACGGTGAAAGAATGTTTGATCTTGAAAGTAAAGTCAAGATGAAGAAATTTGTTGACCCAGATATTGTTGGAAGAATAGCAACAGAAATTATGGGGTCATCACAAACAAACACAGACCTAAAAAAAAAATAACAAACGACCATAATCTTCGGTTTCATTTCTACTTGGCCGAAAAATTACATAAAACGATAGGTGAAATAATGTCAATTCCTGTTGAAGAATTTGAATTATGGAACGCATATTATTCTGTAAAGCATGATGAAGAACAAAATGCTTTAAATAAACAGAAAATGAGTTTAAAAAGGTAATAATGTCTATTCAAAAATATTTAGTTGAAATTATTGGAAAAGATAAGACTGGCAAAGCATTTAAACAAGTTCAAAATAATACTGATAAGGCCAAAGAATCAGTAATAAATTTAAAAAACGCAATTATTGCTCTTGGAACTGGTGCAGCAATAAGATCAATAATTAATACCACTGCAAAATTTCAAGATTTAAGAACTGCATTAACATCAGTCACAGGAAGTGCAGAGGGTGGTGCGGAAGCGTTTGCCTTCATATCAAAGTTTGCCACTCAAACTCAATTTGGTGTAGATGAGTTAACAGAAACATTTATCAAATTAAAAGCTGCAGGTATTGACCCAACACAAAAACTTTTAACTACCTTTACTGATACTGCTGCGGTCACGACAGACCAACTTGGGTCACTTCAAGCAATAACAGATTTATTTGCAAGGTCTATATCTGGTGGTCTTGGATTAGAAGATTTAAACAGATTGGCAGACCGAGGTGTTCCTGTTTTCAGAATATTAGAAGAACAATTAGGTTTAACTAGATTAGAAGTTTCTAAATTCGGACAAACTACTGAAGGAGCTGCAAAAGTAAGAGACGCACTTGTTCGAGGATTAAATCAATCATTTGGTGGTGCTACGGCTGAAAGGGTAAAAAACCTATCAACCCAAATGTCAAACTTAGGTATTGCGTTTACAAATGCACAAGATGTTCTCGGTCAAGGTTTTTCTGTAGAATTAGGTAATGCTTTAGACGGAATAACAAATTTTACTGTAGAAAATGAAGAACTTATAAGATCAATAGGTGAAGGACTAGGAGCTGCGTTAGGTGCAACAACTAAAGGTTTTAAAAATTTATTTGATAATGCAGAACTTTTAAGAAATATATTTACAGCATTAATTGCAATTAAACTTGCAACAGTTCTTTCAACAATAACAGTTTCAACAAAAACATTAACAACGGCTTTTGCAATTTTAAATTCAACTATGGCAAAAAATCCATTTTTAATTATAGGTGGAGTTGCTGTCACTGCAATAGCGTTATTCGGTAAAAAATTACAAGATTTAACAAATACCACTGACCTTGCTAGACAAATTCAAGAAAAATATACTGATGAGTTAGAAGCCACAACAAAAGCAACACAAGACGCAAAAGAAGCAACAAGAGAATTTAACGAATCAACTATTAAATCATTAAATTTATCAACAGAAATTGTAGATAAAAATAGAGAAATAAATATTTTACGAGAAGCAAATTTAGAAATAGAACAAAAAATTAATCGATTAACAAAGGGGAAAGCTAATTTAAGTGGTCAAGCATTACAAGATTTAAAAGATGAAATAAAAACTAACGAATTATTAATTGAAATTTTAGAAGAAGATATAGACCTATTAATAGAAAAGTCTAGAGCAGTTCAAGATGATACAAATTCAACTATAAAAAATACTAAAGCCATTAAAGATAATATTCATGCCCAACGTGATCTTGGTAAGGAAATACTTGACGCAAGAAAAGCATTTGAAGATAAAGGTATGGCAACAATTAGAGAGTTTGACCCCGGTAGAGCAGAAATAGAAGCGGAGGCAAACAAACAAGCAACATTATTAAAACTTAGAAATGACGGGTTTATATCAGAAGAAAAATTTAGAAATTTATCTGAAATTTCACAAAGTGAATCAAATCAAAGATTATTTGAATTATTTAAACAAGGGAAACTAGATGAACTTGATTTTGCAAGAATGTCAGAGCAAACAAAAAGATCAATCCTTATTTCATCTGGTCGTGATGTTTTATCACAATTAGCACAAACTAACAAAAAAGCATTTCAAATTCACAAAGCTTTTGCCATTGGTGAGGCAATTATATCTACACATCAAGGTGTTTCAAAAGGTTTGGCTAAAGGTTTTCCACTTGGTTATATTGAGGCAGCAATAACATTAGCAAAAGGTTTGGCGACTGTTTCAGCAATTAGAGCACAATCATTTCAAGGTAGAGCGTTGGGTGGTAATGTATCACAAGGCAAACCCTATATGGTCGGTGAACAAGGTGCTGAGTTATTTGTACCAAGTGAAACAGGAACTATTGTTGCCAATAAAGATTTAGGTCGTTCAACAAATGTTAATATAACAATTATGGCAAACGATACAGAAGGGTTTGATGATTTATTATTAAAAAGAAGATCAACTATTGTTAATGTGATTAATGACGCATTAAACACACAAGGAAAAGAGGCGTTAGTATGAGTGGAACTTACCCAACATCACCAAAATTTAAAACACTAGGTTTTCGTTCTGAACAAAAAACATTAACATCAACAACTGATAGTGGTAAAATGTTTAGTGTTCAAATTGACGGCCAACGGTGGAAATTTTCCGCTTCATATCCTCCTATGGGTAGAACAACCTTTGCACCTGTATATGCTTTTATTATCAAACAAAGATCACAAAAAGAAACTTTCACAATAATTCCACCTGTTATATCAAGTGCAAGAGGCAATGAAACCGCAAATGTTTTAGTTAATGGTGCACATACTGCAGGTGATACAACTATTACGATAGACGGACATCAAAACAATTCAGCAGGTGCATTTAAAGCAGGTGACCTAATTAAATTTGCTAGTCATAGTAAAGTTTACATGATTGTAGAAGATGTTACCCCTTCTGGTAATGCTTCAACAATTACAATAGAGCCACCATTAAGAAATGCTTTAGCAGATGATGAAGCAATAACTTATGACAATGTGCCATTTACAGTTAGACTAACAAATGATGTTCAACAATTTAATACTGATGATTTAGACAAATATAATTTTGAAGTAGATTTTTGTGAGAGTTTATAATGGCGAGAGGTTTATCAAATTCTTTAAAAACTGAACTAGCAAATCAAAATATAAAACCTATTTTATTGGTTGAAATTCTTTTTCCGACACCAGTAAGAATTACAAATCATTATAAAGATATAACACATAATTCAAATACATATAATGCCAGTGGTCATTTATTGTCTATTTCAAGTAAAGCAGAAAGTGCAGAATTGAATGTATCTAATTTCACAATAAATCTATCTGCTGTTGATATTACGTTTACATCAATAGTTTTAAATAATGTTGTTTCAAATGATATTGTCACTGTTGATATTGGTTTATTAAATAGCTCTGATGCTTTGATTGATACATACAATTACGATAAGGGATTTATTGAAAGTTTTAGAATTAATACAGATAGGGCAGAACTATCATTGATTTGTACGTCGCATTTTTCTGATTTTAGTAGAATAGCAGGCCGTAAAACTAATGAAGGCAGCCAACAAAGGTTTTTTGCCTCTGATCGAGGGTTTGAATTTGCAGGTGCTACAGTTCAAGATATTAAATGGGGAAGGGCTTGATTGAAGAAATTATTGCCTTTTATAAAAGATTTAAAATATATGAAGAATATTCAAACGATATAATTTACGAACATATAAAACCAAGCATTAAATTAAATCAATTCAAAATATTTTACGATTCAGATATTTACGGGTTTATAAATTGGGCCTACTTAAATGATGTCCAAAAAAATAAATTTATCTATCACGCTATTATAGATCAAGGCAATTGGAATTGTGGTAATAATCTATGTTTTGCAAATTTTGTTTCTAGTAAAAATATAAGAGATATGATTAATTGGTGTAAAGAATATTTTGGCAATGAGCTGAAATATGATAATGCTGTTTGGATAAAGGCATTTAGAAACAACAAGATTATGAGGGTTAGAAATAAATGGCAGAAATAGTCAAAGGCATACAACAAATAACACAAAAAGTTGTATCTTGGTTTATAGATATTCCAGAAATTCCAGATACCCCTGAAGTTGAAGAAATAAGAGGTACTCTTCTAAACAAGAGTTCTAATAATGCTCAGATTCCTGTTGTTTATGGTGAAAGGCTACTTGGTGGCACCCGTGTATTTCTACAAACTAGCGGTACAGATAACACATACCTTTATGGTGCGTTGGTTCTTTGCGAGGGTGAGATAAATGCAATAACACAATTCCAAATTAATGATAGTGCCGTCACATTTTCTGGTAGTTTTGCTCATGGCACAGAAATAACTTCAAACGATTCAAAGTATGGAACAACAATAAAAATTCAACCATTTTTAGGTAAAGACGATCAAATTGCTTCAAGCACATTAAGTGTATTATCAAATTGGGGAAGCAATCATAAATTATCAGGGGTTTGTTATATTGCGTTTAGAATTCAATGGGACGCAGATAAATATACAGGAATTCCAAATATAAAAGTTAAAGTTCAAGGTAAAAAAATATCAACATTTGATAATTCTAGTAATGAAACGACAAATCAATACTCAACAAATCCTGCATTTGTATTGTTAGATTTTTTAAGAAATGAAAGATATGGAAAAGGAATTGCATTAACAGAACTTGATATACCAAGTTTTTATACTGCCTCAACTATTGCTGATTCTACAGTCACATATTTTACAGGAACAACAGGTAAATTATTTGAATGTCATGCAGTCTTAAACACCAATAAAAAAATTATAGATAATATAAAAAGTTTGTTAAGAGGTATGCGTGGATTAATGCCTTATGTCCAAGGTGTATATAAATTAATTATAGAAACAACAGGAAGCGCTGCAATATCATTAAATGAAGATAATATTATTGGTGGTATAGTTTTAGAAAGTGAAAGAAAAGATCAAAAATATAATCGTGTTTTAGTGAACTTTGTAAATCCCGACAAGAATTATCAAGCAGACACTATTGTTTACGATACAGGTCATTCAACATTTAAAACAGAAGACGGTGGTTTTTTACAAGAGGGTAATATTACTTTAGATACAATTATATCACCATATCAAGCCCACGAATTTGGTAAAATTATATTAGAAAGAAGTAGAAATAATTTAAAACTTGGATTAACAACAAATTATGAAACATTAGATTTGGCAATTGGTGATATTGTTAATGTATCATCAACTATTTTAGGAATGACTAATAAAGCATTCAGAGTTGGTGGAATGACATTAAATGCTAATTTCACTGCATCCTTATCATTACAAGAACATCAGGAATCATGGTACTCCTTTTCAACCATTGATGAAGTAGCAACAATATCTGACACAAATTTTCCAGACCCATTTACCGTACAACCTCCATCTTCTATTACATTAACAGATGAACTGGTGGAATATTCTGAAGGTGTTGTTTTAACAAGATTAAATATCGCAGTTGGTGCTAGTCCAGACCAATTTGTATCTCAATATCAAGTTGAGGTAAAGTTAAGCACAGAAAGTGACTTTAAAATATTAGCTGTTGGTTCTACTTTAAATTATGAAATGCTTAATGTTATTGATGGAAGCACATACAATGTCAGAGTAAAAGCTATCAATTCAATAGGTGTTAATTCTTCATACGCAAGTGCTGATAGATTAATAATTGGTGCAACACTACCACCTTCTGATGTTAAAAACTTCAGTGTTAATATGCTTGGTAATTCTCAAATGCAATTAAATTGGGATGCTAATACTGATCTTGATGTATCTTTTTATGAGATAAGATACCAAAATGTTTCTTCAAACGCACAGTGGAATAAATCAGTGAATTGGCTTCAAGTTCCTAGAACATCTGGAACATCAATTACAACTAATACAAGGAGTGGTGCTTTTTGTATAAAAGCCGTAGATAAACTTGGGAACGAAAGTAATAATGAAACAATTATATTTTCAAATATTGCACAAATAACAGAAAATTTTAAAGATATTCAAACACTTACAGAAGATATAACAGCAGGAACATTTGATAGTGATGTAGCATTGACAGATAGTAGTGGCACTAATTCTATTGTTTTAGATACTAAAAATGATTTTGATGATTTGACAGGAAACTTTGATAGTGCATCTGGTAATTTTGATTTAGGTGGTGCTGATGATAATATTGACGATGAGGGTTTTTATACTCTCAATCAATCTTTATCTTTATCGGCTATTTATGATGTTTCTTTCATCAAAAGTATTACAATAGACCAAATAGAAGACCCATACGATCAATTTGATAATGGTAGAGGTGTTGCTTTATTTGATGACGCTCCTGCTCCATTTGACGGTAATGACCCTACTAATGCCACTGCACAATTACAGATTGCTTCATCAACCACATCATTAGATGATGCTACTGAATTTCAACCAATGAATACATCAACAACCTTTAAAGGAAGATATTTTAAATTTAAATTAAGACTTGCTAATAAGAACAATAAAACTAGAGCATTTGTATCTGGTATTTCTATTGATGTAAAAATGCAGAAAAGAACCGAAACAGGAGAAGATCAAGCGAGCGGAACTACTACAAAGACAATAACATTTACAAATCCATTCTTTGCATTACCGAGCATTGGTATAGCCGCTCAGAATATGGCAACAGGAGATTTTTATTCTATAAGTAATAAGTCAATAAGTGGATTTGATATTGTATTTCAGAACTCAAGTGGTACAAATATAAATCGAACTTTTGATTTTGTCGCTATTGGACATGGGTTGAAAAGTTCATCATAATGAGGTAAATAATTAAATATGAGTCAAGTATCAGATGTTTCCATAGCTAACCAAGGTTTTTCAGCTTTTAGAACAGAATTAAATAATATTTTAGGTGCATTAAATTCAATGCATTCTGGAACATCAAGACCGTCCTCAGCAACCACAGGTACAATATGGTTAGATACAACCAATTCTGGTTCTAATTCATTAGAGATAAAATTTTTTGATGGCTCAGATGATATTACCTTTGCAACAGTCAATACTTCAGCAAATACAATAAACTTTACAGATAGCACAGTAGCTTTTGATATTGTTAATGATACATCACCTCAATTAGGTGCAGATTTAGATACTAATTCATTCAATATTAAAATTGATGATGCACATGGTTTATTTGATGAAAACAACAATGAACAATTAATATTACAAACTACCGCAAGTGCTGTTAATTTTGCAGAACTAACTAATGCCGCAACAGGAAATGATGTTGGATTAGCTGTTGATGGTGGTGATACTAATGTTGGTTTATCATTGTCTACAAAAGGCTCTGGTAAATTTAAATTTAATGATGCCGCTTATTTCCCAGAAGTAGAATTAACAGACGCATCTACTATTGCATGGGATACACAAGCCGCACCTGTTGCGAAAGTGACATTAACAGACAATAGAACTCTTGGTGCAGGAACAAACGCAGTTGCAGGTCAATTTGTAAGTTTATTAGTTATACAAGATGGTACAGGATCAAGAACATTATCATTTAATGCAGTTTACGAATTTACAGAAGATACAGCACCTACATTAACAACCACAGCCGCTAAAGGCGATTTATTTGTCTTTAGATATAATGGTGCTAAATTTTTAGAAGTAGGAAGGAACTTAAATTTAACTTTATCATAATATGTTTGCACAAGTAATAGATGGATCAGTAGTTTCACATCCCAAAGGAAACAAAGGAATTATAATTGATGATGTTCAATACCCATCAACTATTTATACATTATGGACAGAAGCTGAAAGAAATGCGATTGGCATTTATACAGTAGAGATTGATAATACTAATCTTAAAGATGAAACATATTACATAAACACAAACCAAACTATTGCTTATGATAGTAGTGCTGACAAAGTTACAGCTAGTTATGGAACTGCAACCGCTAAAAGACTTAATGATGAAAA